CTTGATTATAAAGCTGATCTTATCAAAGAATCACGTGAAAAGAATGGCGGCAAACTCATTCTTCAAGGCATCATTCAAAAGGCAGACACAAAAAACCAGAACAAGAGAATCTATCCTCGTTCTCTTTTGATGAGAGAAATAGAGAACTATCAGAAAGCTGTTCGTGAGAATAGAGCTGTTGGTGAGCTTGATCATCCTGAATCCTCATCAGTTTCTCTAAAGAATGTATCTCACATAATCAGAGAAATGTGGTGGAATGACAAAGATGTTATGGGAAGAGTCGAGATTCTTCCAACACCTCAGGGAAAAATTCTCGAATCACTTATTGATTCCGGCGTGACAATCGGTATTTCAAGCAGAGGAGTTGGCTCAACTGAGCAAACAAATGAGGGTCATGATGTTGTTCAGCCAGACTTCCAGATCATTTGCTTCGACATCGTTTCTGAGCCATCTACTCCTGGAGCTTATCTCTTTGGAGAATCTAAGAAGTATAACAATGAAGAAACCAGATTCTCAAAAGAAGACAGAATTTTCAGAGCTCTAAATGACATCGTAAGAAAGTGAGCTAAAATGAAGGCAAATGCAAAAGAACTCTTTGAAGTTATAAGACAAGTTGTAAGAGACGAAATCTCAAAGTCTGTGCCAGAGATGATTTCAAGACACTTGTCGGAAGAGTATATCAAGAAAGCTTTAACTGAGAAGTTGTCAGAAAGACAGCCAGAAAGAAAGCAAAAAACTAATTCAAGTCTTGCAGAGCTTTTGACAGTTAATTCGAATGTTGATGAAGATGAAATTCCCGCTCCAAAGAAGAATGTCGATAGAGGAATCTATAACGACAACAATATGAGCAAGAATGAGAATGTAAGAAAGCTTCAGCAGTCTCTGGGAGCAAATATCTTTGAAGGTGTCAAGTTGCCTGGTGAAGAATCAGAGATGCCAGATGTGCCAGTTGAAGATTTGACTCCTGATTTTTCAAGGATGAATAGACTTCTTGAAGCAACAAGCTCAAAGGGACCAATGCAATTGAGTGGTGAATCAAGAATGAGAGAGCTTGAAATGAAGAGAAGAGCTCTTGATGTTCCAGCAGTGGTCGAGAGAAAGTAAATGAAAATTTCTAGACTAGTTGAAGTTGTTAGAAGATTAGATGAACTTGATCCTGGCAATTTAGCTGGTCGTCCAGACTCTTCTGGAATAAGAGGACAAGGACTCAAGAGAGAGCCAGATAGACGTCTTGGCAATTTTCCATATGATAGAGATACATTCTATGGGCAACCAGTCGGTTATGATAGAGGCTCTTCTAATGTCGGTAATTTGAATGGTCCTCTCATTCCCCATGATGATTCTGAATTCTCTTTGAAACTAATGAATCTTGAAAGTGAAGATGTTGATGAGGCAATAAATACTCCATATTTCATGGGAAAAGCAAATTCAACAGGCGGTGGCTCAACTCTTGCTGGTGTCTCAGGTTGGGCAAACAATCCTCCAAAGGACTGGGAGGAAGGAGAATTTAGTGAGTCTATTTTGAACACACTCAATATAGATACTAGTCCTCCTGAAACAGAAGAGGTTCCAAATTCTCATCTTCCCGATTTTCACTATCAGACAGATGACGACATGGAAAATAGACTTGATAGAATCTGGGGAAGAGAAGACAATCTTAATTTTGTCGATCCCAATATGTTTGCAAGCCCCGATTCGCATGTAATAGCTCCAGATCCGTGGAGCGTTGTCAATACGAGATTGACTTCAAGAGGTCTTTATGGCTTAATGCCAAAAGAATCTGCTTGGGATAGAGTAACAGGAATGACTCTCAACAAAAGAGAAATTTCTTAAAACAGAACAAACAGAAAAGAAAGTCTATTTACAAAGAGGATTTCCTGATGACTAACAAGATTTTTGAGCAGATAAGACAGTTAGAAGTTCTTACAGAGAAACTTCTTACTGAGAAAAAGAAGAAGAAGGAAAAGGTGGAAGATCTCAGAAAAGATCCTGAACCTCACGCATATGCTTATTCTGAAGCATTTGACTTCTCAGCTCCTCTTGGCGCATACAATCTTTACAGAACGCAGGGAACTGTCAACTGGGGACCAATGACTGGACCAGGTTCAAAGATAGACGATAGAATTCTTGGTCAGAGAACAAACTTGCAGTCTCTTCTTCAAGGCATTGTTGTAAAAGAGAGCAAGTCAGCTTGGGCTCCTCTAAATGAGTCAAAGAGCATCTCAAATGTTTGGGAAGCTGCAAATCACTGGTATGACAGTGAAGGTTTAGGTCTGGGTCGTCAAACTCCAGATGGAATTGAACAAAAGAAAAAGAAGAAAAAGAAGTGAGGAAATAAGTGAAGAACCCAAGAAAAGATAGTCTTGTTGTCGAAGTATCTATTGGATCAGATCAAGAAGAATCTGCAAAACAAGCTATAAGAACTTTTACTAAGAAGGTTAGGAATAGCGGACTCATTCAAGAATTGTTGATGAGAAAGCACTATGAGAAGCCTTCCGAGAAAAGAAAAAGAAAGAGTAGACTATCTCAAGTGAAAGTAAATGATGATAATAATGACTAAATTTTCTTGTCATTTGTCATAATTTTTTTCATCATTTTTAATTAGCTGTAGATTCTTAGGAGAATCTGAGATGAAAAAAGAAGGAAGAGATTTAGTGTCAGAGGCTGTTAATGATGCTACTGCTTTGAAAGAAGCAGCAATTGCAGCAGCAAAAAACGAACTCTTGGAGTCGATGGCACCTGCTATCAAAAATCTCCTTGAGAAGAATATCAAGGAAGCTCTGGGTGAAAGAAAAGGTTACTCATCTAAAACAGATGCAGGATCTGGACAAGCACAAGCAGATTATCTGCCAGGCGGCACCCCGGGCATAGAAGAAGCAAAAGGAGATTCAGAGATGGCAAAGCACGATGAAGCAGAAGTTGACGAAGCATTGGAGATGGAAGGACTTAGCGGTTTCTTCTCTGAAGCAGAAGAGCCAGAAATGGACGAAGCTTCAATCCCTACTCTAGGTGAAGGACACGAAGAGGAAGAGGAAGAAGAGGAGAAGAACGAGGCTAAGAAGAAAGGAGGTGAGGAGATGGACGAGAGCATCGAGATTTCAGAAGCAGAACTTCGTAAGGTTTATGAAGCTGCTCTTCAGACTGAAGTACAGGTCAAGAAGGGATTCTCAGAGATGACTCCTAACGGTGAACTTGATGATGTTGTCAAGGACGTTGATAAGGGTCTAGCTGACGTCAAGAAGGGCGAGCATGAGTGGGATAAAGAAACACCTCCTGCAAAGCAAGACTTCGTTGTCAAGGAAATGATCAAGAAGGGAATGGCAGAGAACAAGGCACTTCGTGAGAATCTCAAGAAGGCTGTTCAGATGATCAAGGTTCTTGGAAATAGACTACACGAAGTCAATCTCTTCAACTCAAAGGTTCTTCACGTAAATAGAATTCTTAACAAGAATGCTGGTCTGACATCAGAACAAAAGAGAGTTGTTCTTGAGTCAATTGACAAGGCAAAGACAATCGATGAAGTAAAGACTGTCTATGAAGTTGTAACAAGCTCTTTCGCAGTTGCAGGTAAGCTAACAGAATCACGTAAGCCACTTGCTAACTCACAGCGTGCACGCACAAGCGGCGGCGCTGATCAGAAAGTCCTCAGCGAATCTGCGGACCGTAACGTAAGTGATTCATACTCAAGACTTGCACAGCTTGCAGGTCTTCTAAAGTAAGAAGCCGCTTTTTGGCAGAGGAAAACAAAAAATGAATTTAAGAAATCTAACAGAAGGAATCAGCGAGATCAACCGTCAGAAGGAATCTGTACGTCTCGTTGAGAAGTGGGAGAAGACTGGTCTTCTCAAGGGTCTATCTGACTCCAAGACTAACCCTCTTAAGTCAAACATGGCTCGCCTCATGGAGAACCAAGCTGGGCAGCTCCTTAAGGAAGCTTCATCAGTTGGTGATATCCAGGGATTCCAGAACGTAGCATTCCCAATCGTTCGTAGAGTATTCGGTGGTTTGATTGCAAATGAATTGGTTTCTGTTCAGCCAATGAGCTTGCCATCAGGCCTCCTTTTCTATCTAGATTACCGCTATGACTCAGTCAAAGCTGGTGACAAGGCAAAGGATTTCGCTTCAGGTGGTTCTATCTTTGGTGATAGAAACTCACTCAATGATGCAAAGGGTGCAGGTTCTCTGTACAACCTTCAGACATCATTCTCACAGCGTGAAAAGATCACTACAACAACATTGTCTGGTGCTCTTACAACTCCAACACTCGCTCAGATCAACTATGATCCTGAACTCTCAGCATCAATCGGTGCTGGCACAGTCAAGCTGCTAACTGTCACAAACGGTTACAGCACTGTAGCTGCTCTTGCAGGTGCAGTTTCGGATGCAGCTGGTGTCAAGCAGTGGGTCGTTGTTTCAGGTTCATCAACATCAGCATCAGCATCAACTGATGGTGTTCCTGTAAGACTTGGTCTTGCAACTGTTGTTCGTCGTCACACTGCAATTTCTGGAAACGATCTGTTGTTCATCCTTGACACAACTGATGGTGCAGCAACAGACCTCGGAACAGTCAAGATCTCATACATCGTTGGCTCTACTCTCACAGGTGGAACTTCTGGAACAATAACAACTCCTGACTTTGAATCTGACCTTGGAGCTTCTCCAATGCCAGTTATCCCAGAGTTGGATATCCAGATTCAGTCACAGGCTGTTACAGCTTCAAGCCGTAAGCTACGTGCAAAGTGGACTCCTGAACTAGCTCAGGATCTCGCTGCATACCAGAACTTGGATGCAGAAGTTGAGTTAACTCAAGTGCTCTCAGAAGCAATCGCTCTCGAAATCGATAGAGAAATCCTTGCAGATCTTCTCTACTCTGCAACTGGAGCAAACTTCTTCTGGTCACGTAAGCCAGGTAACTTCCTTGACTATACAACAGGAGCAGCAGTTACAGGAGCTTCTTTCACAGGAACTGTTCGTGAATGGTATGAAACTCTCATTGAGACAATCATTCAGGCTGCTAACACAATCCACAGAAAGACACTCCGTGGAGCTGCAAACTTCGTTGTTACAAGCCCAGATGTTGCTTCTATCCTCGAGGCTTCAGTTCTCTACAAGCCAACTCTCTCAATGGATCCAAACGAGACAATGTTCACTGTTGGAACTGAGAAGGTCGGTACATTGAACAGCCGCTTCACTGTTTACAAGGATCCTTACTTCCCACGTAACAGAATCCTCGTTGGTTACAAGGGATCAAGCTTCCTTGAGACTGGATACGTTTATGCTCCATACGTTCCACTCATTGTAACTCCAACAATCTATGCACCAGAAGATTTCACTCCAAGAAAGGGTGTTATGACTCGCTATGCTAAGAAGATGGTCCGCTCAGACTTCTACGGCACAGTTACAGTCCAAGACCTCAACGTCATCTAATCTGACTTGAAATCTTAAAGTTAGGCTCCTTAAGTTTCGGGAGCCTTTCTTTTTGTTCTTGAAAAGTTATTTATGTTCAAGGAAAGGTGTAATATGGATTGTTTAATCTGCTCTTCTTTTTCTGGAACTGGTAAGAAATTTTCTAATCATCTAACAAAGCACGGAATGTCTTCTAAGGAGTATAGCTGGAGATTTATTTTCAAACTTGATTCTGAACCATCGTGCATTCTGTGCAAGAATGAAGTAAGGTATTCTGCTTTCAAATTCAAAAAGTATTGCAAGAATCATTCAAAAATTGCTGAGTCCGAAGCGGGCAAGGTTGGGGGATCTATAAAGAAGACATGGAATAAAGGAAAGACTCATGAAGAAGACAGCAGAATAAAGCAGCTGTTCGGAAAAGACAACCCATTCTTTGGTAAGCAACATTCAAGCAAAACGATTGAAGACATGTCATCGAGCTTAAAGTTGACAGAAGAAGAATTGAGAAAAAGAATCAGAGAGTCTTTAAGTTCTCAATTCTGGAAAGAGGACTTCTTATATTCTGACTATGAAACTTGGCAAACTCCAATTGGAGTAGTATGCAGCAAGTGTGGATCAAAAGATAAAAGATGTTTAATGGATCTTGAGAGAGGAACAAGATGCCACTCATGTTTTGGAGTTGGTTCAGTTCAAGAAGATGAGATCAACGAATTTGTCAAGAGTCTTGGATTTAAGACTGAAAGAAACTCAAGAAAAATCATAGCTCCAAAAGAGATAGACATCTTTGTCGAAGAGAAGAAACTCGGCATTGAATTTCATGGGCTGTATTGGCATTCTGGTGGAAGAAGTGGAGTGACTGAAAGAGGACAGCATAGAAACAAAATGCTCAACATGAATCTTAAAGGATATTCGCTGATCCAGATCTTTTCAGATGAGTGGGAAAACAAGAGAGAAATCTGTGAGTCTATGATCTCTCAACGTCTAGGCTGTGTAAAACAGAAGCTTAATGCTAGAGATCTTACATTTAAGCAGGTGGATAAAACTCTGTCAAAATATTTCTTTGAAGAGACTCATATTTCAGGCAATACAAGAAACTTCATAGCATTTGGATTATTTGACAGACAAGAAAAGCTCATTTGTGCAATGTCTTTCAGAAAGCCAATTCAGAAGAAGTATATCAATACAGCTGAACTTGCAAGATTTTCAACGAAGCTAAACACTCTTGTCAATGGAGGAGCTTCCAAACTCATGAAACATTCAGAACAAAAGTTGAAAGAGATGGGATTTGAACAGATTCTTTCATATTCAGATCTCAGATTTGGTTCTGGCAATGTGTATAGCAAGCTTGGCTTCAATAGAATGCAAGATACTGGAATAGATTACTTCTATACTGATGGAAAATCAAGATTTGATAGATTCAAGTTTAGAGCTTCTGATGGCAAGACTGAAAAGGAAATTGCAGACTTGAATGGTGTCAGAAAAGTATTTGGATGCGGGCATGCTGTATACTTAAAGAAAATCTGAAAAACGAGTATCTTACGAAGAGTCTTCTTACTTATACAAGACTTGGAGATTCTTATATGAGTGCATGGACAGACAAATTAAAGGGCGGGCTGGCAGATAAGAAAAAGCCATCTGACTTTGATAAAAAGAAGTTAGCAACAGGAACAAAGCATGAGATGGAGCACACAGATGATCCACATTATGCAAAGGAAATAGCTATGGATCATGAATCTGAAGATCCCGATTATTACGAGAAGTTGAAGAAGATTGAAAAAGAAGCATACGAGCAAAACGAAGAGGAGGAAGTAAACGTGTCAGCAAAAAATGTACATATAGATCTAGAGCCCCACGTTCACTCTGATAAGTACGAGAGCAGAGAGATAGGGAAATATACACCAACACTAAAAGAGTTCTTCAGCGTCCCTGGAGTCACTCTGAGTGAGGTTGCTCCAAAGCAAGGTGAACTTGATTTGGGTGATGATAAGACAAGCCACTCAGTAGCGGGTGCAAAGGCAGGAGCAGCAAGAGCAAGCTCAATGCCAATGAGAAAGACAACTGCTAAGGATGTAGCAAGAAAGTCTCAACAGAGAAATGCTGCAGCTTCAAAGAAGGGAAAGAACGACAACGATCTGAAGCAGAAGAATTTGCCAGGAATGAAGGATGTCTATTCAACAAAGCCACCTCCAAAGCCAGGATCTCTGCCAGCTTCTCAAGATGGAAGAAAGCCTCTTGATCAGGTCAAGGGTCAGTATCTCCACGTTGGACAGAGCAACGGCCTATCTCCATATTTCATTCAACAGACTGGTCACACATATCAGTCAATCCCATCAGACATGTTGAAAGGAACAAAAATTGATAACAACAAGTCTGCAGAATGGGGATCATCAGTCTTCAAGATTGGAGATGACGGGCAGCTTGAGCTTGCAAACTCAAACTGGGATTCTAGCGACTGAATCAACTGTAAACTGAGCAGAGGGAAAAGCTAATGCCATTTTCAGCAGGCAGCACTCCATTTGGGATCTTTGACAATGATCCTGATTTTCAAACAGATGCAGATAGAATGATCAACTTCACGAGATTGAAGTTGGGTGATCCAGTGATGGAAACTCACATCTCGTCAAGTCAGATCTATGCATCTTTTGAAGAAGCTTGTCTTGAGTATTCTTCGATCATAAACTCATATCAAGCAAAGTCTATGCTTGCATCCTTTTTGGGTGCTGCCACTGGATCTCTCTCTGGCTCAGAACAGAGATACATAACTCCCAATCTCGAGTTTGAAAGAAAACAAGCAGATCCTTATGGAGATCAGGGACCTTTCAGAGTAAACACGTCTGTTCCTTTGTACAGCGGTTCTATAAATCTTCAAACAGGAGTTCAGAAGTATAATCTGAACGAGATATTTTCTTCATCTTTGACAGGTTCAAGCAATAGACTTGTCGTGAAAGACATTTATCACTTCAGTCCCTTGTCTGCTCAGAGATTCTTCGGAACAACTTCCGCAATGAATTATCTGAACAATCAATTCAATTTTGAATCTTTCACTCCAGAAACAATCTTCTACCTGCTTCCAATCTGGGAAGATATTCTAAGAGGAATGCAGTTTGAGACGTCTAACAGAGTTAGAAGATCAAACTACAGTTATGAACTTCACAACAATGTTCTGACACTATTTCCAGCTCCATCAGTGAATATGCCTCTGTGGATAACATGGCAGTATCCGCCAGATGCAACTCAGCCAACAACAATCACAGGTTTGAGTGGGTCTGCTGGAGTTGACAAGGCGTACTTCGGAGTTTCAAATCTCTCAAACATTCCATTTGGAAACATTGAATATTCAAAACTCAATTCAGTTTCAAAGACTTGGATAAGAAGATTTGCATTCTCTCTTGCAAAAGAAATAGAAGGACAAATCAGAGCTAAGATGAATACGATCCCAATTCCAAATGGAGATCTTACTCTGAATGGTCCAGAGCTAATAAATGATGCAAGACAGGAGCAAGATAGACTAAGAGAGGAGCTTAAGACGATTCTTGAAGAAATGACTTATGACAAGATTGCAGAGAAGCAAGCTCAAAAGGCTGCAGCTCTTGAAGAAGTTATGAAAAGAGTTCCACTCGGAATTTATATTGGCTGAAAATGAAATATCCAAGAATGACAGAAGTTTTTAGACTTCATGAAGTAAATGTAACGACTTTATCACAGATGCATAAACTTCCAATAGAAGTTGCAAACCAGTTAAATGCTTTTGATCCAAAGAATGCAGATATTCACGCAAAAATCTTCAATGCTGACATGGTAAGAGGTCAAGGAAAAAACTGGGATAAGTCAATGTGGAAGTCTTCTGCTGACTTTTACACTGGTGAAGCTGGAACGGGAATTGGGGCAGATGTTGTTTTAGGAACTCTTGTAAAAGCATATTTGAAGACCTTTCCAAACAAAGCAAAAGAATTGAGATCAATGAACAAAGATAGCCTCGACAAGTTTATTCAAGATGATCTTTATAATTGGGACTCTTCTGAATTGTCAAAAGAAAAAGCAAAGAAAGAATACTCAGATGGAAGTTACTGGGTTGAAGTTCTTTCAATGAAAGCAAAAGAAAAAGAAGCTTGTGATATGCAGCATTGCGGTCTCTCAACAGGTGACATGTACTCATATAGAGATGCAAATGACAAACCTCACTTGACTGCAGATGTTAAGGGAAAAGAGCTTGTACAGATGAGAGGCAAGCAGAATAAAGATCCAGACAGAAAATACTGGGAAAAAGCAAAAGATTTTGTTCACTTCATGGGTCTTACTAAGTCTTCAGACTTTAATACACAAGGCGAAATAAACGACGAATCAACTCAAGAATTTTCAAATTTCATTTTTGGAAAAGAAGATAAGACTGTTGTAAAAAAGGAGCCTGAAAAGAAGCCAGGGATGTGGTCTAGAATCAAATCAGCATTTTGATGAAGATGTTCACTATGTAGTTATATGGGCAGTTAATTGCTGTAATTCGGAGCCTAATGTCAAAAAAGTTCATAACTGAAAGAGAGCTAGCTTTCATTGACAGGATCAACAAAGAATTGATTCAGAAGGTCACGGGACAGGAAGTTTCGTATTACGCCATATCAGCTGAGAAGAGTAGAATAAATTCACTGTATGGAGAAGCAATAGAGAAAGTATGGGATCCGCCAATTCTTGTAAACGCAAGAGTCATGTGGGACAATACTCAGTCGGCTGCAACAAGTTTTGGTATAGATTCAAAGTACACATGCGAAGTTTACTTCCATGATCTTGAACTCAAGGAAAGAAATGTAGTCCCTAAAGAAGGAGATTTTGTCGAATTCGGCGAAGTCTTTTTTGAAATAACGTCTGTTACACAGCCTCAAATTGTCTTTGGACAAGTTAACAACAGGCTGATGACTAAGTGTGTTTGTGTTCCTTCTCGCGAAGGCCAGTTTCAGAATGGTGGAAGAAACTCAGAAGGAGTCAAGAACACACACCCAATTTCAAACACGAAACACAAAAAGGACTACATATGAAAAATCACATAGTTGTTTTCTCGATGGTGCTATTCTTGGCACTGTCTTCTTGCATGCATTCCAACTGCAATCTTAGTGGAGTAGAAGCAAGAAGAATGATGTCACAAACTGTAAAAGTAAATGTTGAAGTCAAAGGTATTCTTGTACAGAAGAAGAATGAAACAGAGATCTCAAAGACTCCTCATGAAATTTCCTGGATTGGAACGGGAGTTGTCGTTGCTGTTGATAAGACAAAAAATGGCGGAGAGAGCATCATTTTAAGTGCAGCTCATGTTGTGAATGTCCCAAAGCTTTTTGTTCAACAAGGAGAAGACGGACTTCCAATTGTGATGATTGTGGAAAGTTTCGAGGAAACTGTCGAGAAGAATGATGGGACAATCTGCAAGGCGTCTGTTCTTATTCAAGATGAAGATACTGACGTTGGAGCTCTGAAAGCAGAGTGCATTGCTGGAGATGTGGCACCGCTAGCTCAGTCTCTTCCTCAGCCAGGTGACTCTGTTTCAGTTGTTGGAGCTGGCCTTGGTGTTCATCCAAGAAATTCTTTTCTTGTGACTGAGGGTCGCTACGTAGGTCCAGAGAGTGATATAACAACAGATGTTGTCATCACAGCTCCTGTAGCAAAGGGAAATTCTGGATCTGGAGTTTTTGCAGATGGAAAAGTCATTGGCATAGTCTCAAAGAAGTCTTCAAGTTATGAACACATAACTTTTGTTGCACCTCTTCCTTACTTAAAGGAGACACTGAAGAGAGCAATGGAGAAATGGTGAATGCCAACAGAACATCCACAGATCACGAATGTAACTCTTGAAACAATCGATCTTGCAATAAAAGATTGGTTTGACAAGACTGTTGACGCACATGTTCAGCATGTCAACGGTGATAGAAAGAAAGTGTCTGTTGGATGGTCTGCTGGTGAAAGATGGATTTCTGGAAGAGAAAAGAAAGGAATAAGAGATGACAATGGTGTCCTGATTCTTCCAATCATCTCAATAAGAAGATCATCTATTGAACCAAGTCCAACAATGAGTGCTCTGGGAGCTGAATCTGCAAACATTCAGATCGCAAAAAGAGTCTCAATGAAAACTAACAATCTGAGAAATCTTTGGATGAAGAGAGATGCTGGTCACAAGCTTCCAGAAGATCCTGTTGTGTATGAAGTAACTTCAATTCCATTTCCAGATAGAAACATCATATCATATGAAGTCCAAGTTCAAGCTCAGTATATCATGCAAATGAATGCTATTCTTGAAAAGATATTCCATGAGCTTGATATTGGAAAGTCTTTTGTGGCTCCTCTCTTCAATGATGGAAGGCATCCAAAGATTGGAGAAGAGTTTCAAGATAGAAAGAAAATGGAAGGAGAATATGTCGTTGGCTTCTTTGATTCAACTCTGTCTGATGGTGGTAATCTTGAAGAGTTTACAGATCAAGAAAGAATTGTTAGATTCAATACTTCTATAAGAGTTCCAGCTGTTCTTCAACTAGATCCAGAAGGTGAGAAACCAGCAATAAAAGTAGAGAGAACTGCTTTCGGTTTTAACTTTGCTGAAGAGACTGTCAAGTTTGTTGATGATCCAAGAGATCTTGACAAGATTTTCGGTAAAAGATAAGTTTCTTGCGAAAGTTGCTTTTCAAGCAAGAACAAACTATTTAGAACGTGAGAAGTGCATCTTCTGTAAATATAAGCACTCTCAATTTTTGGAGATAAAAATCAATGGCTCAGAAATTTATTTCTCCTGGAGTCTTTACAACAGAAGTTGATTTAAGCTTCTTGGCTCAGGGAGTAGCAGGAATTGGAGCTGTGGTCATAGGAAGAACTCCTAAAGGCCCTGCCATGGTTCCAATGCTAGTAAACGGTCTTGATTCTTTTGCAGCTTTATTTGGGGAAGTCACACCTTCAAATCAATTGACGTACGCTGCTAAGAATTACTTGAAGAACTCAAATTCACTAACTGTTGTTAGAGTTCTTGGACATGATGATGGAACATCAGTCACAAACGGTTACACTGTCGGAAACATTCAGGCAATAACTGATGCAAATGCAGGTCAAGTTCTTGCAGTAGTGCATGCAACTGGATCAAGCTCAAACGTCACAGTTGTTGGTGTTTCTGGAAGTACAACAGACTTTGTGTTCAGAGTTACTTCACCGGCATTCGCAGCAACAGCATCTTTTGTAACAACTGCAGCAAACTATATCGAGAAAGTTCTAAATTCTGATCCTACAAAGTATTCTACGTATGGACACTATCTTGCTCAGAATTTCTCATATGTTTCGCCAGCAGCTTCTGCATCTTGGGGTCTTTCTCAGATAAGCGGATCAACAGTTGCTTTCACAAGAAACTTCGAGGAAGGAGTTACTCCATGGGTCAAGTCTCAGCCAGTCGGTGGGCAAGAGTACAACCTCTTCAAGTTCCACACAATGGCTCATGGAAGAGCAACAAACAATGACATCAAGGTCACGATTGCAAATATCAAGCCTTCTCCTGCTCCATCTGCAACTCCATTTGGAACATTCGATGTTGTCGTTAGAAGATTCTCAGATACTGATCAGAGAGTAACGACTCTTGAAACATTCCCTGGCTGCAATCTAGATCCTTCTTCGAAGAACTACGTTGCAAGAATGATTGGTGATCACAATGAAGTCTTTGATACTTCTCAGAGAAAGTTCATTGGAACTGGTGATTTTGCAAACAAGAGCAGATACATCAGAGTTGAATTGAACACAACTGACAACTATCCTCTTGAAGCATTGCCTTGGGGACACAGAGGCTATACTGCAGAGTCATTCTCAGGATCACTAGGAATTCCACTAGTTCCTGATTTCAAGTATGTTTCAAATCAATTTGATAAGTCTGGAAATGTCGATCCTTCAATTTGCTGGGGAATTAGCTTCATCTCTGGTGGTATTGAAGACAGAATGCGCGCAAAGCCAAATAACGCAATCATAGATACAGACGCCGATTTCTCACTTGCAGCTCTAAGTGCTTCCTCATATAATGGAAGACAAGTTTGGAACTACATGACGGGAACAATTCCAGCTGCTTCTCAGCATCAAGCAGTTTATGCATCAGCATCTCTTTACAAGTTCACTCTTCCATTCCAAGGCGGATTTGATGGATGGGATCTAAGAGTTGTAGATCCACTAAATATCTCGTATGTCGCTGACGACACAGACATCGGAGTTGTTTCTCTCAAGAGATCACTAGATACAATCTCAAATCCAGATGCATTTGACATGAACCTCCTTGCAGTTCCTGGTGTGACAAATATTAAGGTTTCTGACAAGGCTCGTGGAATTGTCAATGATAGAGGCGATGCTCTCTATGTCATGGACATCACTGGTTCATCAGTTGCAGAAGCAGTCGGACTCTTGAAGGCAAGAGAAATCGATGACAACTACACTGCATGCTACTATCCAGACGTCAAGATCAGCGACAAGACAAACAACAAGATTGTGAGAGTATCTCCTTCTGTTGCAGTTCTTGGCGCAATTGCATTCTCAGACAGAGTTGGACAAGCATGGTTTGCTCCAGCTGGTTTGAATAGAGGCGGACTTGGACAGTTTGATGTAGCAGACGTCATGGACAAGTTGACATTCCAGGATAGAAATGATCTGTATGACAACAGAATCAATCCAATCGCAACTTTCCCAACAGAAGGAATTGTTGTTTTCGGACAGAAGACTCTTCAGATCAAAGCATCTGCTCTTGACAGAATTAACGTTCGTAGATTGCTGATTTTTGCAAAGAAGACAATTGCTTCTGCAGCTAAGCTCTTGCTCTTCGAGCCAAACAACTCCGCAACTTGGCAGCGCTTCCTCAACACTGTTAACCCAATTCTCGAGAATGTTCGTCAGAATCAGGGTCTCAACAGATTCAAGGTTGTCATGGATTCAACGACAAATACTGCCGACCTGATGGATAGAAACATCATGACAGGAAAGATTTTCCTTGAGCCAACAAAGACTTCAGAATTTATTGACCTGTCATTTGTCATCACAAATGCTGGTGTAAGCTTCGGCGAATAATAAAATCTAGAAGATAGTTTGAGGCGGTATGATTGTATTCATCAAAGAGTCAATCATACCGCCTAATTATTTCGTGAGGTAACTGGTTAATGCCATTTTTTGCTGAAAGCATAATTAACCGTTCTCCCGTAAGCTCAGACTTTGGTCTTGTCGTTAGACCCATTGGAGATGGCGCAGGGGGCGCCGTTAAGGTCGAGTTGGCGGGTGGTAGTATCTCTATAGGCTCTGCTTCTTTTGCTTCTACGACCGTCGTAAGAGATCTGAGCAATACAAATTGGGTCAACGTAGGAGTTGGTGATGAGAACACTGGCGTCCTGCACATGCCAGTCAAGATCCTTGGAACAGGATCAAATGCTGTAGAACCAACAAATCTAACTCCACCTGATAATGCTTGGGCTCTTCCTGTCAGAAATGTCGGAAAGATTCAAACTGTTCTGTCTGACGGAACAAATCAAGTTGGAACTCTTGCAAATCCTCTTGTTGTAACACAGAGTGGATCAACAGGAGTTACTCAAGTAACTGGGCAAGTTACAGCATCACTCAACGGTGTAGCTCAAGTTACAGGATCAGTTTTTGTAATAAACCAGCAGAATGTAACGGGACAAGTAACTGCATCTATACCAGATGTTGTGAGAGTGTCAGGTTCTGTTGCTTCTACGATAGTAAACACAGTTCCAATCACTGGTTCTGTCTATGTAATAAATCAACAACAGCAGAATGTAACTGGGCAAGTAACAGCATCAATTGCTGGAGTTGCTCAAATAACTGGCTCAGTAAAAATTTCTGAACCAATTATAGCAAGACTGACAGGAACATTTGTTCAGCCAGTTACAGGAACAGTGACTCTTTCTGACAATGCGTTTGTCAGATCTGAGAAAATAGAGAATACTTTAGAAGACATTCTTGACCAGCTAAAAGAGATGAATTTTCATCTTAGAAAGATGACTGGCGAAGAATATGAAGATTAAGAGGTGAGAATAAATGACAGTCATAAAAGACCCAAGAACAAGCCTAGGAGCATTCGTTGTCGGTGATGGAAGATTGAGAACATCATCAGTTGCTCAAACAAGAGAAGCATTTGAGACAACTGAAGGAAATTCGTATATTGTCTCGTCAGACATAGCCTTGAATGGCGGAGCTTATGTGCCTCCAGTCAGTGGATCATATCTCGCATATGTTACGAATAATTCAAAGACACAGAATGCAATAGTGACTGAACTTGTTCTTTCTGCTGAAGCAAGTGTCGGAATGAGATTTAGAATTGAAGCAGGGAATACAATAGGCACCCCAGCGAACAATATAAAGACATTGCCATTCAACGATCTTCTTTTTGATCTTGTTCCAACAGATCTTGACATAGAATTTTGGTCAGGTCTAGCAACTTTTGATGGAATTTCAAATGACGGGCATGCTATAATCTCAGGCTTCCTTCCAGGAATCCCTGTTTCTATAAACACAAATAGCTCGAGAGTCATTCCTCCAAATAAGACTCTTGCAATTTGGGCATCAGGAAATGGCATTTCGAAGCTTAGCTTCGCAGTTAGATTCATTCTTGAAGATCAACTTTCTGAAGAACTATAATCTGAGGTAGGACTTGCCCTTAGACATTCACGTAATAGATCCAGCAACAGGAAATTCTGTCAGAGTTGACAGAGATGGCTCTCTTCATGTTTCTGCGTCTATCTCTATTACGCCAGTCAGTTCGTCTCTTAAGATTGTTCATGCGATGACGGGATCTGGTGGTTTGCTTTTGACGGCAAAAACGAGAGATAGTTTCTCTGTCTATAATCATTCGACTTCAGTCTTATACTTAACATTTGGAGACGTTGCTTCAACTTCATCATTCTCTGTTGCTCTGTTGTCAAATGGCTTTTACGAGTCTTCGAATCACTATTCTGGACCAGTAGCAGGAGTCTGGGACAGCCCAGTAACAGGAAGTGCACAGGTAACTGAGTATACATAATGCCACTATATCAACCACCAGGCCAACAGATAACAGTTAATCTATCTCAGACAATAAGTGGAGTTGCCACTGTGTCTGCAGGTTTGTCTTCGATGAGCTCTGGAGAGCTTGTATTCTCCAATTCGAATGGTGTGTCATTTGGAATGAACAATGGCACAATCACAGCTTCTGTTGCTGGAGGCGGCGGAGGCGGAGCAGGAAGCTACAACATTCTTGCAGCAGGAACTCAAACAGCAAATTCAACAGGGACTGTTGCTTTTGTCAACAGCAACAATGTCTCATTTGGAATGAGCAACAACTCTGTCATAACTGCTTCAGTAAGTTATTCTCAGTCAACAGCTCCTTCTGCAATATCAGCAGGAACAGCTATAGCAACAAATGGAACAGTTGCTCTTGCAAATTCAAACGGCATCTCATTCGGAATGAATGCTGGAACTATAACTGCTTCATATACTGTTCCAAACGTTCCAGTTCAGACAAATCAGTCAATTGGACTTTATGCTTCTGGAAATACAACAGGGCAGTCAAGCTCTTCAACTTTTGATGCTAGATCATTGTCAGTTTCTGGAGTGGGAATAGTCTCAGTTGGAGAATCTGGCGGGCAGCTTATAATTTCTGCAACAACTGCACAGTCAGTTCAAACACAGAATTCAGTTCAAGTTCTAGGATCATCTGGCAATGTTTCTTTTGGAAACGCTAATGGTGTGTCATTTGGCGGTAATGCTTCTACAATAACGGCCTCAGTTGCAGCAGGAGCAACTGCAACGGGAAATCTAGGCGGCATCTCAGCTGGAACAACTTTGGCAACAAATGGCACAGTTGCTCTCTCTAACAGCAACGGAATAAGCTTTGGTATGAATGCTGGAACTATAACTGCTTCATACACAGTTCCAACGCAATCTGTTCAGACTCAAAATTCTGTTCAAGTTCTGGGATCTTCTGGAAACATTTCATTTGGAAATGCCAATGGAATTTCATTCGGTGGAAATGGTTCAACGATCACAGCTTCATACACTGTGCCAACTCAGACAAATCAGACCCAGGGAATTTACGGAGTAGGAAATACAGCTGGACAGTCATCTTCTTCTACATACGATGCAAGAAGCTTGACAGTAAGCGGAGCTGGAATAGTCTCTGTCGGAAATTCTGGTGGATCTATCATAATTTCTGCAACAACAGCTCAGTCAATTCAGACTCAGAATTCAATTCAAGTTCTTGGATCAAGCGGAAATATCTCGTTTGCCAATGGAAATGGCGTGTCATTTGGAGCAAATGCTTCAACTGTCACTGCTTCTGTTGCAGCTGGTGCTACAGCAACAGGAAACTTTGGAGGAATATCAGCTGGAACGACACAGGCAACAAACAACACTGTCATTCTTTCAAATTCAAATGGTATAAGCTTTGGAATGAATGCTGGAACTGTTACAGCTTCATATACAGTTCCAACACAGACAAATCAGACAGAGGGTTGGTATGCTGTTGGAAACACGACTGGTCAGTCATCTTCTTCAACTTACGATGCCAGAAGTATAACACTGAGCGCTGCAGGCATAATCTCAATTGGCAATTCTGGTGGCTCAGTTATTATCTCAGCTTCTTCTAATCAATCTGTTCAGACTCAAAACTCTGTTCAGGTTCTAGGATCTAGCGGCAATGTTTCTTTTGGAAATGCAAATAATGTAACATTCGGGGCAAATGCTTCCACAATAACAGCATCAATTCCAGCAGGGGCAACAGCAACTGGTAATCTTGGAGCTCTAGCTGCAGGAACACAAACAGGATCATCTGGCACGATTGCTCTTGTCAACTCAAACGGTATCTCATTTGGAATGTCAAATAGCAGTCAAATAACTGCTTCATACACTGTTCCAACTCAGTCTGTTCAGTCATACAATATTCTTGCAGCAGGAACTCAGACTGCAAATACGTCGGGAACTGTTTCATTTGCGAATAGCAATAACATATCCTTTGGCATGAGCAATAGCTCAGTCATCACAGCTTCATTCAGTTACACTCAGTCAGTCGCGCCTAATGCTATATCAGCTGGAACTACTCTTGCTTCTACAGGCACTGTAGTGTTCTCAAACTCGAACAATGTAACGTTCGGTATGAACAACGGAACAATCACAGCTTCTGCAAATGCTGCTGGAGTTGGTGATGGTTACAATATCATTGCTGCAGGAACACAGACTGCTAACACGACAGGAACGATAGCTTTCCTTAACAGCAACAGCATTTCATTCGGAATGAGCAATAGCAGCCAAATCACTGCTTCATTCTCTTATACGCAGTCGACAGCACCAGCAGCATTCTCAGCAGGAACTACTCTTGCTTCAAATGGAACTGTTGCTCTCTCAAACAGTAACGGCATTTCATTTGGAATGAATGCAGGAACAATTACTGCTTCATACACTGTTCCAAACGTCCCTGCTCAGACAAATCAGACTCTGGGACTTTATGCTTCTGGAAATACAACAGGACAATCTTCATCTACGACGATAGATGCAAGAAGTTTGACATTGAGTGCCGCAGGCAACGCAAGTTTGGGTTACTCAAATGGAGCAATAGTCGTTTCAGTTGTGGCAGCAGGAGCAGCTGACGGTGTCAATATTCTTGCAGCAGGAACTCAAACAGCAACGTCAAACGGAACAGTTGCATTCCTGAACAGCAACAACATTTCATTCGGAATGTCAAATAGCAGTCAGATAACTGCTTCATTCTCATACACACAATCAACTGCTCCTTCTGCAGTCTCAGCAGGAACAACTCAGGCAACAAACGGGACGATCGCTCTTTCTAATTCAAACGGAATCAGCTTTGGAATGAACGCGGGCACAATCACAGCTTCATATACAGTTCCCAACGTTCCAGCCCAGACAGCACAAACAGTCGGTTACTATGCAACGGGAAACACGACTGGACAGTCATCTTCTTCAACTTACGATGCAAGAAGCATAACTCTCAGCGCTGCAGGAATAATTTCAATTGGTAATTCAGGCGGTTCACTGATAGTTTCTGCAACAACTTCACAATCTGTTCAGACTCAGAATTCAGTTCAAGTTCTTGGTTCCTCAGGAAATATCTCGTTTGGTAATGCAAACGGAGTTACATTCGGAGCAAACGCTTCGACAGTGACAGCGTCAGTTGCAGCTGGAGCAACGGCAACAGGAAATTTCGGAGCAATAGGAGCAGGAACACAGACTGCGACATCTGGAACAGTAACTTTTGCAAATTCAAACAATATAACATTCGGGATGTCTGGTTCTAACCAGATAACTGCTTCATTCTCTTATACACAGTCAACAGCTCCTTCTGCAATATCTGCCGGAACAACTCAAGCAACGAACAACACAGTTGTTTTGTCAAACAGTAATGGCATTTCATTCGGAATGAATGCAGGAACAATTACTGCTTCTTACACAGTCCCAACACAGACAAATCAGACTGTTGGCCTTTACGCATCGAACAACACAACGGGGCAATCAAGTTCTTCTACATATGATGCTAGATCAATAAGCTTCTCTGGAGCCGGAATAATTTCTGTCGGCAACTCAGGCGGAGCATTCCAGATTTCTGCAACTCAGTCTGTCCAGACTCAAAACTCTGTTCAGGTTCTGGGATCTTCAGGAAACATAAGCTTCGGCAATGCAAACGGAATTTCATTCGGTGGAAATGGTTCCACAATAACAGCTTCGTATACTGTTCCAGCTCAGACAAACCAGACAGAAGGATTCTATGCTGCTGGAAACACTACAGGACAGTCTTCATCTTCTACATTTGATGCAAGATCAGTAACAATTCAAGGAGCTGGAAACGTTTCTGTCGGTTACTCTGGTGGTTCCATCATCATCTCTGCAACTGGAGCAGGCGGAGGTGGAGCAGATGGTGTAAACATCATTGCAGCCGGAACTCAGACTGCTAACACAACTGGAACGGTTGCATTCCTGAACAGCAACAATGTATCATTTGGAATGACAAACAGCAGTCAGGTCACTGCTTCATTCTCATATTCTCAGTCAACAGCTCCCTCTGCAATTTCAGCAGGAACAACACAGGCAACGAACAATACTGTCGTATTCAGTAATTCAAACAACATTTCATTTGGAATGAATGCAGGAACGATAACAGCATCTGTTTCAGAAACTCCATTTGGCATTTCTGCTGGAACTCAGTCAATCTCAACTGGAACGATGGTATTCTCGAATTCGAATAACGTTTCGTTTGGTATGTCTGGTTCTTCGAGAATAACTGCTTCATTCTCTTATACGCAGTCAACAGCTCCTTCTGCAATATCTGCTGGAACAACTCAGGCAACAAACAACACAGTCGTCCTTTCAAACAGCAACGGTATAAGCTTCGGAATGAATGCTGGCACAATTACAGCTTCATATACTGTGCCAACTCAGTCTGTTCAGACAATCGGACTGTACGCTGGTGGAAACACAACAGGACAATCTTCATCTTCAACATTTGATGCAAGAACAATCAGTTTCTCTGGTGCAGGTATAGCGAGCGTCGGTTACTCTGGAGGTTCTGTCATCATTTCTGTTCCTGCTGGAGGCGGTGGTGGAGATGGTTACAATATTGTTCAGGCTGGAACAACTGGCACAACGGGTTCAACTTGGTCTTCAATATCTGCAACAGTTAGACTTAATGGATCTAACGGGATAATAGTCTCACAAAACAATTCAAACGACATCGTAATCTACGACAATGACAATCTTGCAATAGTGGGAAATACTGCAGGTGCTCAGTCAACAGTATCTGCAAATGGAACTTTCTATTTGTCTGGTGGACCAAACGTAACTCTGTCGCAGAATGGTCAGACAATCGCAATTTCTGCTGGCGCTGGAGGCGGTGGTGGCGCTCTTACATTGAATGATCATGTTCCTTATTGGCCAGCATCAACTGCAGGTCAGACTTTGGGAGCTCTTAACGCAACAACAGCAAGCGCGTTTGTATTCCCTATCTCTGTCGGAGCTTACTTAAACTTCAATGCAATAAGAATGCTTTTCAGCAATTCTTATGTCACTTCAACAGCTGCAGGAAGCCAGACGATAACAAGTCAGTTTGGTCTATACAGCAACAATGCAAGCACTCTATCTCTAATCTCTTCAAACTCATTCTCAATAGCTATTTCAAACTCAAGCGTTTCTGCAACAGTAAGTGCTCCTTTGACAACTGCAACAACTGGGTACGCATATAACACGTTGACAGCTTCAACAACAGCTCAGATACACTCTCTGTTTGGAACAGTTGGATTTAGACAATTTGATCTTCAGTTTGGAAATTCAATGTCAATGACACCTGGAATCTATTGGCTTGCAGTTCATCAGAGATTCTCTTCTTCAAGCAACGCTATCGGAGTTTCTGCTTCTATGGTCGGAAACGTTGTTGCAGCTATAAACAACGTTGCTCCATTTGGACTTGCAACTTCTGCAAACACAACGAATTTCGCGCTGAGAGATCCTCTGTATGGTCTCGGTGTCTATACATCAACTGGTTCTGCTGGTTATGGTGGTGTTGGAATCCCCTCTGCTTCAATGTTCCTGTCAGGTATTGCTCATACAGTCACTCTTCTTCCTCTCGTAACAATTTTAAGCACATAAATTCATGCGTAAAGAAGTCCTAGGTATTTTAGGATTTTTGCCTGAAAGGTAATGCATGGAAAATAAGAACATTCCTGTTCAAGAAGTTGTTGACAACTTGAAGGGAAAAGGTTTCGAGAATGTTGAGCTTATCTCTGGAACAACATACAAAGATAGCTCCACTGTGATAATCATTCCGACAAGAGGAATGATCTCTCATAGAGTTGTACAGTCTTGGCAGAACTTGATTGCTCCAATGAATCAGAAGAGAGCAATCATCTTTGCTCAAGGTCATGAAGTCGGTCATGCTTACAATGAGATGATCAAGAACATCATATCAAATCCAGAATTGTCAAAGTGGAAGTATATCATGACTCTGGAAGATGACAATATCCAACCAGCAGATGCTCACATCAGACTTCTTGAAACGATAGAGTGGGGAAAGTTTGATGCTGTTTCTGGTCTGTATTTCACTAAAGGTGAGTACGGAATGCCAATGGCATACGGAGATCCAGAAGAATATTTGAGAACAGGTGTTCTGGACTTCAAGCCAAGAGATGTAAGAGAAGCTCTTAAGAGAGGACATGTCATGCCAGTAAATGGCATTGCAATGGGCTGCAGTCTGTACAGAATGGATATGTTCAAAGAGATTCAGGGTCCGTGGTTTGTGACTCTGAATGATGTCGTTCCAGACAAGGGAGTTGCATGCTTCACGCAAGATCTCTACTTCTGTGAAAAAGCAGTCAAAGCTGGAAAGAGATTTGCTGTAGATATGAGAGTCAAGGTCGGACATCTTGACGTCAATTCTGGCGTAGTTTACTGAGGATAAAATGGCTAAAAAGAAAAGTGAAAAAGTAGTTCAGTCTAACTCTGAAATTCCTGCATGGTCAGCTCCATACAGTGGTCCACCACTCGAAGCGATTGTTGCTCCTCAACTGTCAAGTCCGACAACACTGAAGAAGCTAGATCTTGCTGCTGGTCAGAGACCAAGAGAGGGATTCGAAGGAGTTGACATTTGGGAGAAGTCTCAGCATCGTGTAGACTTGACAAAGTTCCCGTGGCCTTTTGAAGACAATTCAGTAGAAGAGCTTCACTGCTCTCACTACATCGAGCACATTCCAGCAAGAGAAATTGAAGAGAGAGATCTCGCTGACAAGAAGAGGACAGATCTTCTCGGTAAAGATCACTTCTTTGCATTCTTTGACGAGTGTTATAGAATTTTGGCTCCGGGTGGGTCAATGAAGATCATTTGTCCCGCTCTAAGAAACAACAGGGCTTTTCAGGATCCAACTCATAGGAGATTCATTCCTGCAGAAACATTCTTGTATTTGAATGAAGAGTGGAGAAAGATCAATCTTCTTGACCATTATCGTTCAAACTGCAATTTCGCAGTGAATGTTGTTCCAACAGTTCCAGTTGAGATAACTCTTCTAAACCAAGAGACATCGAACATGAGAATGAACAACTATTGGAATGTAATCATAGACTGGGATGCAACTCTTAAGTCGATGAAAGTAAAGTAACGATAGGTATTTAGATTATTGCCTCGAAGTCCCTGGGTCACTCTGGGGACTTTTTCTTTTATTTGTTGATAAATCATATGGTCACTCTAGTTAGAGTAACTGAGTGTCACAGACTTTTTGCTGAAGTTTTTTTGAAATTTGCTGAAAAACAAAAAGGTGCGATACTTAGTGATGAAGGTTGTATAGTTTAACAACTTTTCGGAGAGTGAAAGATATGGCTGCAGAAATTCTTGGTGTAAATGATTTGTTGGCAAATACGTACGAGCCAAAAAGAAAGTTCAGGTGGTTCTTGCAGATCGATGGCATCGATGCATATGTTCTCAAGACAGCTGCACGCCCTCAAGCTACATTCGAAGAAACTGTCATCGACTACATCAATGCAAAGCGTTATGTTTCAGGTAAGATGTCTTGGAACCCAATTCAGGTTACAATGCATGATCCTGTCGCTCCATCTGCTTCTCAGAAGATAATGGATTGGTTGAGACTCAACTATGAACCTTTGACAGGAAGAATGGGCTATGCTTCTTTCTACAAGAAGAATATCTCTCTAAAGGTTCTTGATCCTCAAGGAACTGTTGTTGAACTCTGGGATCTAACTGGCGCATGGCCTCAAGACATCAACTGGGGAGATCTTGATTATGCTTCTTCAGACAATGTTGAAATTTCATTTACATTGAGGTTTGACAATGCTACTTTGCAGTATTGATTGAATCGAGCTTATCTAGACAAGTTTTACAAAGTGCCTGAGATTTTCTTGGGCATTTTTGTTTAAGAAGACTAAATTAGTATATGACAAACTCAAACCATTGCTGCCATTGCGACTCAAACTGAAAGAAATGAAGTGCTGGCACACTACTGTATAACAAGAGCAGATCTTCCTCACGGAGTGCAAGCTGCTCAGCTTATTCATGCTGCAGGAGAAAGTTCACCTGGAAACTTAGATTCTAGAACTTTTGCCTTTGCCTTAGTTGTGAATAATGAAGAAGAGTTGAAAAACTTAAGCTATGATCTTTTCATGGCTGGAATTCCTCATAAATCAATTCTAGAACCTGATGCTCCTTGGAACGGGCAAATAATGGCAATAGGAGTGTGTCCCGCTCCTAGAAAAGAATTGAAGAAATTTTTTAGCAAACTAAAGCTCTTGAGATAAAGAAAGTTTATTTAGTTCGAAGCAAAATTGAATATGCACGGGTCGTCTAATGACTAGGACGCTCGACGGAGAGATGAGTGTCGATTCACTCCCTGTGCACCATGCCCTTGTAGCTCAGTGAAGAGCGCTAGGTATTTAACCTAGAGGCCACTAGATCGCAATCTAGTCGAGGGCGCTTATGACGGGTAGCTTAACTGAAAGCGTCAAGATTTATTTTGAAGATGTTGATGTCAAATTCAACCCCATCACCATTTTTGCCTTATGATCCGTGATCATGTGAATAGTAATGACATTCACAAGTTGGGTTAAACTCCCAAATAGGGCTTTACCTCAAGAGGGTCTTTCTGTTAAAAGCAGATTGACCCTCTATTTATTTCTGAAGTTACAACAAGAAAAGGAAACAAAATGTCAGAAGAAAGAATTTCGTTGTCAGATACACAGTCTCATCCAGCAGATTCAGACTATACACCTCCAGTTGCAGCAGTTCCTTTGCCAAGTCAGGGAAAGGTCTATGCTTCATCAACAACTCTTGCCAATAAAGAGACAATCGAGATTAGAGCAATGACTGCAAAAGATGAAGACATTTTGACATCAAAAGCTCTATTAAAGTCTGGAAAGGTTCTAGACGTTCTCTTGAAGAGTTGCATTGTAGACAGAAGCATCAACGTCGATCAGATGCTCGTTGGTGATAGAAATGCTGCTCTTGTTGCAATAAGAATCACTGGCTACGGTCAAGGATACGAAGTGGAAGTTCCATGCCCAAAATGTGAAGCAAGAGTTCGTAATGAATTTGATCTTGCACGGCTTCCAGTCAAACAACTAGGAGCAAGTCCAATAGCTCCCAACGTGAATGAATTCTCTTTCACTCTTCCAGTCAGCAAGAAAGAAGTTGTTTTCAGACTTCTATCTGGAGCAGATGAACAGGAACTTTCTCAATACATTGAGAGAATGAAGAAGTCATCTGGCGGAATTGATTCTCTTGTTACAACAAGACTTCTCATGCAGATTGTTTCTTTGGGTGGAGAAAGAGATAGAGCAAAACTTCCCAATCTCGTAAGAAACATGCCAGCAAGAGATTCAAGAGATCTAAGGAGTTACATTGAAAAGATCTCTCCAGGCGTAGACATGAAGCAGACATTCATTTGCTCATCATGCAGTGAAGAGTCTGAAGTCGAGGTACCAATGGGAGTTGAATTTTTTTGGCCTGAAGCCTGAAGATAAGAAGTACATTCTAGAAGAGCTGTTTCAACTTACTTATCACTGTAACATTTCGTATGAAACAGCAATAACTCTTCCCGTTCAAATAAGAAAGTGGTGGATCAATAGAACGACTGAAGAATTAAAGAAGAAATCTCCTGAAGGGAGTGAGCCTGAAAATAGAGGACCTGCTCCGTGGAACAGGAAATGAGGTAAGACAAAATGACCGATGAGAACAACAGCGGGAAAGGAAGAAAGTCTGTACCAAGAATTCCCAAAGACTTTAATCCATCTCTTCAAAAAGCTGGTGATCTCATCGGTGATTTGACAATCAAGCTTTCTTCTCTCGGACAAAAGTTTGATGGAGTTTTCAAACTTAAGATTGACACGAGTGATATTGAAGACTTCAGCAAAAAGATTGGCACTTCAAACAAACTTTTGAATCTTCTTGCAAAGGGAAATTCAAATGTTGAAAAGAATCTAAAGAAGCTTGCTTCAACACACAAAGACATCAATGGTAAAGTAAAAGAGGGAAACAAGTTTATAGAACAACAGAAAAAACTTGTGAGAGATCTTCGCGAGCAATATAAGCTTGGAAAAATAACTGACATAGAAAAAAAGAGTAGAACAGAAGACATAAACGAAGCAATTAGAGAATCGATTAAACAAATTCGAGAGTTAAGATCAGGACAGGAAAAGCTTGATTCTGCTACAAAGACTGTAGCAAAAACTCTTGCAAATGATATGCTTTCTGCTCTTGATCATTTAGCAGATACTGCAATCTTTGCTGTCATAGATTTGACAGTTCTTTCTCTTGAAAAAATGAAAGATGGCTTCTTGAAGATTTATGATCTTCTAGAGAGAACAACAAAGGCAGTTGGCACTTTCAATCTTTCAATGGGAGCTACTACAAGTGGACTCGATGCTACAAGACAAAAAGCATGGGAGCTTGAAGGTCAAATGCGTGCTCTCACTGGCGGGGGACTTGGCATTGGTCTTGAAATGTTTGCTGAAACTTCTCATGCTCTTGGCTTTATTGGTGGCGATTTTGACGAGATAGCAAAGAAATCTACAATCGCTGGACGAGCTTTGGGAATCGGTGGCGCTGCTGCTGGTGAACTTTCAAGAGCATTTTCTCAGATGGGAGACACCTCAAAAGATACGTATTCAAACTTTGTAAAGATCTCAGATGCAGCAAATGATGCTGGAGTTTCAGTTGCTGACTTTGGAAAAGAGATTGTTAGTTCAAAAGGTTTCATGACTTCTTTTGGAAAGTCTGGACAGAAAGTCTTCTTAAACATGGCAGCTTATGCTAAGAAGCTCGGTGTTTCAATTGCAAGCATGGCAAAGTTCACTGATATGACAGACACATTCTCATCATCGGCAGAAGCTGCAGCAAAGATGAACGCTGTGTTTGGAACAACAATCAATTCTCTTCAAATGATGCTTGAACAAGATCCTAGCAAAAGACTTGAGATGGTCAGAAAGCAATTCAAACAACAGGGAAAATCTTGGGAAACAATGAGCAGACAAGAAAAGCTGTTCTTTTCTCAAACAATGCAGTTAACAGAAGAAGAAGCTGCGGGTGTTCTCAACAGTGGAATGACTCTTGACAAGTTCAGAAAGAAGCAGGAGCAAAGAAAGAAGCAACAAGTTTCAGATGAAGACCAAATAAGAAGAGCATTGCTCAAGACTTCTCAGACTCTTATGAATTGGGGTCAAGTTTTTGATGACATAACACGTGCTGCAATGGGAATGTTCAAACCTCTTCTAAAGACATTCGGGCTTGTGAGCGACGGAAAAGAAGATTTCAGATCTCTATCTGAACTCGTTGGAAAAGCAAAGGGAAAGATTAAAGAATTTTTTGACAGACTTGCAAGCAATCCTAAAGTCATGGAAATGATGACGACGATATCTGGAACTTTCGATCAGATATTTGCTGCATTCTTAAGTGATGGGCCAGAAGCCAACAAATCAATGGATCGACTTGTTGACTCAGCTGCAGACTTCGCAGTGGGTCTAAAGGGAATTCTTGTAACAGTAAAAGATGTTTTTGAGAAAGTTCTTACTAGACAGAACATAGACGCTGCAATTTTGTTTGCTGGTACTCTTGCAAAAAACATGCCAGAGATACTTGAAACATTTGTGGTCTTGAAGTCAATTCTTGGGGCCGTTTCTGTTCTTCAGGGACTTGCAAGTATTGTAACACTTCTTGGAGGTGCAGCAAAAATTTGGTCTGCAATAACATCTGCTATTTCTACACTCGGACCAATTTTGGCGACAGTCGGTGAAGGCTTTGCAACAGTTGGAGCTATCATTGCGGAAATGGGAGCAGCAGGAGTTATCTTCTCTGGGATGATCGGTGTTGCTGTCGGTTCACTGTTAAGATTAATCCCAGGCGTTGATTCTGCGACTGAAGGTCTAATATCTTGGACTAGCAAACTTCTTGATTCAGATGTTGACAAGAAGATAGAGGAAAACAGCGGCACTTATTTGATGGCAATTCAGAAGGCTCAAGCTGCAGAAAAGAGTGGGAAAGGAGTCGATTCGAGTACAAAAGCAATTCTTGACGAACTGAGAGGCAACAAGGAGTTGTCAAGAAAGATGGCTGATAGACTCGAAAAGAGTGGAACGATGGAAGCTGCTCTTGTAAAGACTGTTATTGATGAGTCTAAGAATGTTGTGGGAATGAGCGTAGCAGAGCTGAGAGCTCAATCTCAAGGAACACAAACTCCAACTCCCGCAGCAGTTGCTACACCAACGGCACCGAAACCAGCTGAAGTAACTTTTCAGAAATCTCCTGAGTCAGTTATGTCTTCTAATACTGGACTCACTAGACAAGAACAGAGATATGCTCAAGAAATAAAACTTATTTCAAGTGATGTCTATCTTGACTCTGAAAAAGTTGGAAAGGTTTTGCTTAAGAGAGCAGCCACAACATGAGGTTTATTAGATGGGACTAACAATCGGACAATTTCTAGCTCTCAGACTAAAGAGCCCAGACACAGTAGCAGATCCTTACAATGTTCAGAAAGAAAGCTTTCTTGAGCTCAATCTTCCTGAAGTACCATTTGTGTCACTCGGAGGCACTCAGTTGCCTCCTCCACCAATGGTTGTATTAACTGGCCCAGCTAAGCTTCCGATGTCTCCAGATGTCACTCTGAGCTCTCCAGCTGCGCTTCCACAGCCTCCCAGTGTTTCACTGTCTTCTCCGGCACAATATCCATTTGAACCAGCCCCTCCAGCAACGGGACCAGCAGATCTTCCTCAACCACCAGCAGTTCAATTGTCAACGAGATCTCAGCTGCCTCAGCCGCCAGCTTTTTCTCAAGTAGGTCCGTCTTCTCTTCCACTTCCTCCTGCAGTTCAGCTGTCAAGTCCAGCTCAGTTGCCAGCAATTCCTTCTGTTCAGTTGTCAACGGCAACACAACTTCCTCAACCACCAACTGTGGGAAAAAGCATTTCAGATAGTCTTCCTGAGCCTCTTCCATTCAAAACAGGAAAACACGAACCAGATCCAGCAAAGCTTGATACGAAGTTTGTCTATCCCGGAAGATTTGTTCCACCTCCTGGACCGCAGGTTCATCAAGCAGTTCCCGTTCCATCAAAGACAGTTGAGCAACCAGTTCCCAATGTGAACTCTGGTTACAAACTTCTCCCACAAACGTATTCTCCTCTTGGCGGAGGTCCAATGGGATCTCACAAGATGGATCCTGTCTTGTGGGAAAGATCAGTTGAGAGATTGACAAGAGGAGATATGCCTGGCAAGACTCTGCTTTTCTCTCTTGAACAGCTGGCTCTCTTTGCTGGGAACTCAAATGGAAATGTCTGGAATCCTCTGATGATCAATCCAGATCCTTTTCTTCAGTCAACAGAGATGACTCCGGCATTCGATACAGTCAAGACATCAGATTCATTTGAATTTCTTAATGACCCAGCTGCAAAGTTTTCTTTCTCTGACGGAATAATCCCAGTCAAGTTGTTTAACGACAATCAGTTCTCTCTGAGATTTTTGAACAGTGATCTTTCACAAGATGATGATCAAGATTACTTCCCTCTCTCATTCACTGATCTAAGAAAAGACAACAATGGAGCAGGTTACAGATCTGTTGCCTTTAGAGCTCTTGATTTGAAAGTTGCTGAGAGTTTTGCTCCATCTTGGAACAAACAGAATTATTTTGGCAGAGTTGATCCTGTCATGACATATCAGAGCACTGAGAGATCTTTCAGTGTTAGCTTCTCGATTGTTGCGTTTGATCCCCTCGATCTCTCTTCAATCTATCAGAAGCTTCATTGGCTAACGTCAATGGTCTATCCGCAGTATGACGTCAATTTGTCATACAAGTCTGGACCAGTTGTAAGATTGAGAGTTGGAGATGTCATAAACTCTGAAGGAAATTCTTTCTTGAAAGGTCTTCCTGGTGTCATAGAATCTCTCGACTTCGATTACAATGAGACTGAGTGGGAACTTAAGAAAGGAATGAAACTTCCAAGAAGAGTTGCCGTATCATTGAGATTCACTGTTCTTCATGATTCCCCAATGGGAATGCTTGATGTTGGTCAGTCAATGTTCGGTGGAATTTTCAGAACAGTTTCTTCAGGAAACACATTCATCGGCATTAATCCAAACTTGTCAAGAAAGTTCGCTGAACAACAGCCAGCAGAAAGTAACGTAGCTCAGATAAATTCACCGGCTATCGGAATACCAGATCCTCCAGCAGTAACTGAACAAGCTCAGATAAACGCAGGAAAACCTAAGACGGCAAAGAGCTTTGTTGCGTCGAAAGGTGCAGCTCTCTCTGGAAATAGAACAATAAATAGTTACATCCCTCCTCCTGCTCCAGTGACACAGATAACTCCTCTGAAGCAGCTCTATCCAGATTACACGACTTCAACTCAGTCAGATTGGACTGTTCCTAAGGGAAAGTAAATAAATGTCTAAGAACAGATACTCAAATACAGAAGTTGTCGATGGAAAGTTTTACAAAACCTTTGCAATTCCATCAAGAGCAATGGGTCTTGTAACACCGGACTTTATTTCTTCTATAAAGACAAGAGAGCATGTCTATGTGTTTGGAGAAAGACTAGACCAGCTCGCTGCAAAATTTCTCGGAGATGATCAATACTGGTGGATCATAGCTCTCATAAACGGGATAAATTATCCATTTCCATCTGGTGGTTTGACACCTGGAAGAGTTTTGAGAATACCAATCAATGCATCAGATGTTTTGAATCAGATTTTGAGATAACATGCCAAATCAAGCTTCTTACACTCCAAAAGATTTCTATATCATAAACAGCGGATCAAAGCCTTTCTCTGAGGCAGCAATTTCTGCTGTTCATGAACTTGAAAAGATTGAAGCATCTGATAAAGCTCAAGCTGTTCCCTATGTTGCAATCTGGGAAATAGACGAGATGAATGGTCATGCGATGCATCCCATCTCTTCAAATCCGTTTGAACCACTCAAACCTCTCACGATGCAGCTCGTTGAGACACCTGACTTCGGAAGATCTCTGAGCGGAGATGAAAGATTTCTTGAAAGACCGCCTGTCTCTCTTGAGAGAATCACGATAAAGACAGAGAATCCAAGAGGGACAATTTTGTACAGGAGACTTGAATTTGCAATGACTGTGCATCGTCCAGACGTCGTATTTGACATGCACATAGATGACAATGGAGTTCATTCAGGAGATGCAGACTCTTGGTCTTCTCTCATTACTCCAGGTCAAGCATTTTGTATGGACTTTGGTTGGTCAGCTCCAGCTGGATTGACAAATTCAGTTTTGACAGGTGAATTCAGCCCTATCGAAAACAAAGTTGACGAATTCGGCAAGACAACTCCAGTTGTCATTCCGTCTAGACAGCAAATAAGATTCAAGGTTACAGAATACAAATTTGATATTGGTGCAGACGGTCAAATGAAGTTTGTCATATCTGCTTTTGAAAACGGTGAAGTTGGAATGAGAAGAGCATTTCTTGTTAAGCAGAATAGGGGGGCTAACGAGATTGTCACTCCATACGAAAATGACTCTAAACCACTTAAAGAGCTTCTGAGTTCATTCAAGAATGCAGTTAAGAATACCAATGGTGCAATTGTAAAGAACTCAAAAACAAAAACGGCGAGCATCAGATTTGGCTTCCTGTTTGATACTGTCTTTGCACCCAAAATAAAAGAAGTCTTTGGAACGACTGAATTAAAAGGCATCTTCATGGGAAGGTTCAATGCAAGAGCTGGAACTCCTGTTGACAAGTATGGCGGTGTCGACATGTCTGGACTTCCAATCAGTGACTTCATTCTTCCGCTTGATCAAATTGAGAGAGTCTTCAGAGATCTTATCTCAGCTGGAACTCAGATGACGATTTACAATTTCATCAATCCATTTCTTGACTTGATGTGCACCCAAGAAATCTGGGATCGTTCTGGTCAAAAGGGGCACGATCCGTCAGAGCAGACAATTCCGCACATTGTGATGAAGACAACAACAAACAAGAATAAAGTCGGACCAAACGAAGTAGCAGTCTATCTCTTTGATGTCAATGAAGCATTTTGCGGTTTGTCTGCAAATGATGACGAAAAAGATCTCGGCATCAACGCACCTCGCGCAACAATAAGAAAAGAAGTTGAAAAGAAAAATGTTCCTTTCATCTCTCTTGTATCTGGAAACTCTTTCATACTTGAATCATCATTCACTTCGAATCAAGATGAGAAGATGTCCGCAATCATGATCAATAGATACTACGGAAAGAATGACACGACAAGAGAAGAGAAAACAACGAAGCCAGATGCTCAGCAGAAAGTTGATAAAGCTCCACCTCCACAGCAGGTTTATTCTCCAACACTGACAGGTAAAATAACAATGCTCGGCAATTTTGTCTTTGACACTTTTGCTCTTGTGTGGATAGACTTCGGAGTCTTTAGATGGGACGGTGTTTTCAACTTTCATGAAAGAGAAGATGTCATCTCTCCTGGAACTTTCACAACTTCATGGACTGCAATTTCTGCCGGAACTGACCCACTCGGAACAAAGGGAAGACCAAAGAAGCAGAAAGTTGTTAATCAGACAGTTGCCGTTCCTGTCAAGAGGAAGGGACAGGGAACTCAAGTTGAATATGTGACAACTAAAAAGCCAATTGATGAGAGAAATTGGTGGAACAAGTGAATCAACTTGTGTTATAATTGAGTCACTATGACTCGTGTAAACTTTGTTGAATCTTTTTCTGACAGCAAGGGAACTTATTCAACTGCGTCACAAAATCCATTTTCTGATAATCAAGTAGTTGTTTGTTACGACATTAGAAGAAATAAGAGATTTCTGAAGAATGAAGGGTGGCTCGACAATCCGTCAACAATCTTTGATCTTAGGATTATATTCGGTGAAGAGTATGATGTCATCAAACTAGCCAAGCTGAAGAACATAGAGTCAATTCAAGATCTTGAATTTGAAGAAAAGAGATTCTCTGCAAATTTGAAAGCTCTTGAGCAGTCAAAAGTTGACATTCAAGACTTTAGCATCGAGCAAATCGTACCAGAAGAAATTCTGACAAGTTATCTGTCTGCTCGCTTTAATGCAGTGAAGCAGATCTGGAATGTTGTGACAGACGAAGATATTCTGAATTACGAAAAGAATATCTGGCCAGTATACAAAAACATTCTAAAGATTGAAGAGTCAAAGATCTTTGTCGACAAGGAATTCATTTCAAGGTCAATCAAGAAAAATGACATCGGAGTTCATGAGAGAAAGTTTCTTCATCACATGAATGACTTGTCAACTGACGGGTTTCTTAAAACTAGAATAAGCCCAGTCGGCTCAAAGACATGGAGACTGAGAGTAGAGAAGGGTTTCATGTGCATGTCAGTTCCACATGGAATCTGCAGAGAAGCAATTGTAAGCAGATTTGAAAATGGAAAGATTGCCTCTCTTGACTTCAATGCAATCGATTATAGATGCATCATCAAGACAGTGAATGATCCAGATTTGAATTCGTTCTATGAGAACTGTGATGATTTTCATGCTAGAACATCTTCTCTTTTTGATAGCTCAATCGAAAATCTCAGAGACAGAACAAAGAAGATAACGTACGTTCACATCTATGGTGGATCAGTAGAAACTCTCCAGAAAAATACAATTCTGAACAGAATCAAGATCGTAGAGATGCTCTCTGTTCTAGAGAAGAAATTTACTCCGATTTCTCTTTTTAGAAGCAAGCTTTCATCAGAGTCAAGAGAGAGAGGTTTTCTGTTCACTCCGGGCGGTCACAAAGTTATTGTAGAAAAGGATGATCATGATGGTAAAGTCATTGGACTTTTTGCACAGACATTCAGCTCATTCATTCTAAATGAGACAATCTCAGTTGCTCTAAACTTTCTTGATAATAGGAAGAGCAAACTTCTTTTCACAGTTCATGATGAGCTTATTTTTGACGTTCATCCAGACGATGAAGATGATTTTTCAAAGCTTGTTGAAGCAATTCAAGCAAAAACAGGTTTCAAGATTAAGATGAAGAAAGGTAAGAACTATGCAGAAGCAACTAAGTGAAGCAGAAATTATGAAGAATCATGACACTTTCTGGAATCTAGTGAATCAGATTCAGGGACAGAGACTGTCAAAGATCACAAAGCTTTTTGAATCGAAGTTCGGAAATAGCTACTTCATGGCTCCTGCTTCTTCAAAGACAGAATTTCATAATTGTTTTGTCGGAGGACTTCTGGCCCATTCTTTGAATGTCGTCAAGAACCTCAAGAAGCTGACAACGACAGTCGCCACAAAGAAATATCCAGATGAAAGCATCATTATTGCTGGACTCTTTCATGACCTCGGCAAAGCTGGAGACGGAGAGAATGAATATTACACTCCGAACAAGTCAGATTGGCATATCAAGAACGGTATTCTGTTCGAAATAAACAAGAATTGCCTGTACTTGCCAACGTCTGAAAGAGGTCTTTTCGTTCTTCAAAAGAATGGAATTGAACTTTCATCAGATGAATATCTTGCAATCAGATTAAATGACGGTCAGTATGATGAGACAAATAAGTCTTACAAGATGAAAGAGCCAGAGTTTGCTCTCCTGACTCACTGGGCAGACATGCTGAGTGTTAAGCAAGAGAAATCTCTGTAATTTGAAGCAAAAGATTCAAGACACATACTTACTTTGTAAACTCTTGGAGTCTAAAAATGAAGATCAAACGATCAGTCCTTGAAAGCATCATTAAAGAAGAGCTTGCTGCTCACATCAGAAGTCTCACAGAAGCAGATGAACCTGATGTTGTTGATGCCGAAAAAGAAGACAAAAAGTCAAAAGATAAGAAGAATTCTGACAAGAATGCTGAAAAGAAGCCAGCAAAAGAGCCTGTCAAGAATCAAGCAAAAGATCTCAAGGTAGATGATGATGAAGCAGATAAGCCTCTTGAGAAAGATGTTGCTGATCCTGAAGCCGATGCAGAGTCTGAAGATGCAGAAGATGTGACTGGCGGAAAGATTGCCGATGAAATAACTGGCAAGACAATTCAGTCCGTAACGATGGAGCCCAAGTCAAAGACTCTTCCAGGAGCAATAGAAGTCAATTTTACATTCAAAGAAATTCAAGATCCACTGAAGATTCTTGTTACGAAGTCTGGACAGGTAAAGTTTTACTTCAAGGGACTTCATAACAAGATGTAAACATGAAAATTGAAATAGCAAATTTAAGAAACGAATTTAAGAAAGCCCCCATTCAGATCAGGTTGGGAGAAGTTTTCAAGAGAAATCTATAATGCCTTTCAAGTCAGACAAGCAGAGAAGGTGGATGTTTGCAAACGAGCCAGCAATGGCTAAACGTTGGGTAAAACACGTAAGTGAAATGCCACATCTAGAAGCTGATATTGAAATAAACGGAAAAGATGTTAAAGTTGTAGATCTGAATGTTGAGAAATATCCAGTGTCGAAAGAAGATAAGGACAGAATTTTTAGAGCCTTTTCTAAAAGCGGTGTCGTTGGCGAAGTTGGCGGAGAGTATTTTCATTTCAAGCCAGACTACACTGTAGAAGTTATTGATAAAAATGCTGCAAGTCGTCTTCTACGTCTTCCCATGGGATGGGATAGAATCATGAAGTTCGTATCAGAAAGCAAATCTATTCCTTCCTTGATGGAAGTTTTTCGTATAGGGTAAGTAAAATGGCTCCCAAGAAGAATGAGACAAGTGAGTTGCTTAATAGAGTCGAGGTGAAGCTCGATCTGTTCAAGGAACACTTTGACGGAAACATGACAGAGGTCTCAAAGAGATTCTCAGAAGTCCAGACTCAGATGAATGGCATTGATGGAATTCTTGTAAAGCAACAAGCCATTCTTGACGAACACGTTAGAAGAACGAATCTGCTTGAAACAAAAGTAGAGAATGACAAGAGAATTCTAGAAGGAAAGATAGAACCTCTTGAGAAGCAAGCATTCACATTCAAACTTGCTTTAAAGCTTATTGCTGGTCTCGCTGCTGCAGGTGGCGGTGCTATTGGTATAAAGGAGATTGTCGCTCTACTTATTGGGTGAGAGGACAATCAAATTGAATCCAAAACTTAACGTAAGACAAGGTGCTGCAGGCTCTCGTGGAAATGGCGGAGGCGGCAAGCCTGGGTACCCACTCCCAGATAATCTCAAGAACAATCTAGCTCCAGTTGAGGAAGATCTTCTTTCTCTTTCTCCTGTTGACTTTTCTGTTTCAAAGAAACAACACAATGATTCTGACTTTGTAAAGAAGTCAGATGTTTTAGACATTGTTGTCAAGAGTGTTATTTCAAAACTTCTTGGAGAAGGTGGAGCAGCTGTCAAGGGAGACAGAATAGAGAAGAAAGATATTGCTCCGACACTTGAGAAATTCTCAAAAGAAGTTCTTTCAAAACTCAAGCACAAGTGGGCAGGTCCAATTGGATCTACTGGAAAGAAGTCAACAAGCGGTGATATAGACATTGGCTTCGATTCAGATCTTTCAATTGGTGATGTCGAGAAGATTGTAGATGATCTTGGACTTGAAAACAAAGCAATGAAGGGACTTGGGGTTATCAGCATAAAGTTCCCTCAAGTTGATAGTGAGCAACAGGAAAATGGCAAGCACGTTCAAATAGACCTCATGTTCGGTCCAAGAGAGTGGATCGAATTTGCATTTTATTCTCCAAGTGAAGGTGAGTCACAGTATTCTGGTGTTCAAGCAAGAGCTCTCTTCATCGCAATGATGAAGGCAGTCACGGGTCATTCAGTTTCTCCAGCAAGGGGATTCTTCACGAGCGGAGATAAGAGCAAGGATAAGAAGTACATGAATGATCCAAAGCAAGCTGCTGCTCTCTTGAGTGCAAAAAGCTCAGAGCAGTGGTCTGTCGACGATCTAAATCAACCATTTGAAAAGATCTGGCTAAAGGCAAAGAAGAGCTTCACTCCTGAGCAAATAGAACAAGTCAAGAATACAATGAAGGAATTCATGGGAAGCATAAAGAAGCCCGTTCCTAAGGAGCTTGATGAAGCTTCAAGGAAGGGAATGCCAACTGGAATTCAGCATCTTGAAGACTTGAATTATGAAGACTTCGTAACATTCCTTGAGAAATATCAGAGTCTTGAGTTAGATGGTGGTCTTGAAGTTTCTGAGAAAGTAGACGGTTCAGCTGCTCTCGTATTCGGTGTCGAGAATGGAAAACTCTGGACTCAGTCAAAGAAGGGCATGAAGTTCTTCTCATCATCACAGTATGGTGACAAGCCTATGTTCAAGCCACTCAGAATGGCCCACGAAGCACTCCAATCAAAGAGTAAGGAGATTATAGGTGCCTGGCCAAAAGACATAGAATTCATGACTGGAGAGATCCTATACACAAAGATCCCTAACACAATTGAGTATGGTCCAAATGTGATCATGATTCACGGTGTTCAGAAAAAAGACGGATCTGTTATAAGCGACGAAGAGTCTAGAAAGCTTGCAACTGCAGTGACAACTGCAGCTCATGGAAAGCTAAATGACGGTCAAGAAGAGTGGAAGTTTGAGTACAAGAGAATTATTCCAAACAAAGACGTCATGCTTGATGTCAAGAATGAGTATGATTCTCTTGGAGATGTTCTCAAGAGACTCAGAGAACTTGAACCAAACAAGTTAAAGAAAGACGGTAAGGGACCTTACAAGGCTGCTCTTGAAAGCTTCAAAGCAATTCAGCTTGCAGTCAAGAAGAAGCTTCTCACTCAGCTTAGAAAGCAGAAATCTGTTTACGGACCCGAAGGCGGAGCAATAGAGGGAATTGTCTTCAGAGATCTTGACTCTGGTGGGATGGTCAAGCTTGTTGACAAGGATCTTTTCTCAAAGCTCAATCAGTTTCTTTGGAGTTTCAGAAATGATCTCGACAGAGGAAATAAAGTCGGTGACAAGATGGAGCTCGGAGTATTCCAGAAGTTCCTACAGAATGTTGGCAAAAACGTAATCGGTTCAGAAGACATAAGACTCACAACATTTGTCTCGAGACTCAAGAAAATTCAGGATGAGATCCAATTCCCAGAAAATGTAGATACTGCTGAAAAGAAAGCCGACTATACTCTCGCTTACTACATCAAGAAGAATAATTTGATGTCTGGAGATTACATTCTTCAGTTTGAGAAAGCAGTAGCTGATGCGAAGAAGAATTATGATGAAGTCAAAGCATCTTGGGATAAGAGAAAGCAAGATGACATCAACTATGAAATAAAAGACGACGAGGGGAATGTCGTAAAGACTGTCAAGATGGACAAGCTCATCAAGGACAGAACTGATACTTCGTATGAAGAGATGGGAAAGCTTATTGACTCGATGAAGTCAACTGCTGAAGTCATCAAAGGAATGTCAAATGACGACACAAAGAAGACTGCTCTTCTCAAACTTGTCATGGGGCAGAATAGATTCAACAAGCTTGTTGGAAATGCCGATGATGAAGAACAGGCGAATGAGTCAATAGCAATCCTTGAAAAGGATGATGTTTCTGACAAGAAGTTTGATCATGAGAGACAAGTTCTCAATTCATTTAAGGAAAAGCTGGCAAGCAAAGGAATGAATGCTGACAGCATGAAGGAACTTGGCTCTGGTAATAATGGCTCGGTCTTTGAATTGTCAGACGGAAGAGTTCTCAAGATAACAAAAGATGATTCTGAAGCAAGAACTGCAAATCATCTTAAAGGAAAGAAACTTAAGCACGTCATCTTTATTCACGATGTTTTTGCTTTCCCAATCAGGAGGGGAGTAAAGTGGTACGGTATTGTCGAAGATAAAGCAGAACCGCTTCAAGACGAGGAAAGATTTGACAGTGCAACAAAAGACGTTATAAGAAGTGTAACTGCTGACGGTGAAGTTCATCATAATCCTTGGACAATGTCGTGGGGTCTCATAAAGAAGAAAGCTCTTCACAATGCATGGGATGAAGAAGTCACTCAAGAAAATCTCGACTATCTAGAAGAACTCAGGTTCCCAGATCTTATGAAGGAACTTGAGAAGAATAGAGTCAATTATTCAGATGTTCACGGCGGAAACTTCATGATGAAGAATGGAGTTCTTGTTCTTGTAGATCTTGGCGGTCGCTCAGAGTCTCCCGGAAAGCCACCAAATGTTCTTGAGAAGAAGTTAAGAGAAGAACAACACAAAGAGATTCCTGCAATACTCAAGAAATTTGCCGATAAACTTGAGAAGAAGGGAATAAAGATTAAGAATGAAACTCCACTCGGCTCTGGATCAAGAGGCCAGGCTTTTGAAACTCAAGATGGGAAAGTTCTGAAGATAACAAATGACGCTTCTGAAGCTAAAGCATCAATGAAGTTGAAAGATTCAAATAGCGAGCATCTTACAAAAGTTCTTGATGTTTTCAAGTTCAACCTGAGAGTCGGAAATAGAGAGTTCTTCGGTATTCTTCAGGAAAAGCTTGATAAGCTTTCTCATAAAGAATCATTTGAACTTGAAAGAGCAATAGACAATTCTCTTCTCAGAATGATTTCACCTGGAAAGATAGAGACATGGGAAACTTTCAAGAGCAATGCAGAGAACATAATTGACAGACACAACAGAGATAAAGAAAAATTCTTGAATTCTCTGAAGATTCTTGAAAAATTCAATGTCGACAAAATAATGGATGAGCTGTATCAAGCAAGAATACACTACACTGATTATCATGCTGGTAACTTTATGAAGCGTGGTGATAAGTATGTTCTGATAGACTTGGGTTATTCAAAGTCTGAAGGTGCACAAGAGCCACCTATTCTTGAAAGGATAGCTCAGATGTCACAGAATTCACTCAGGGAAGCGACAAGTGATCAAGTAGGTGTTACTATAGGTCGCTTTCAGCCTTTTCATGCGGGTCACGCAGAGATTATAAGAAACCTCACAAAGAAGTTCAACAAGGTCATCGTGATCATTGCTGGAAACTCAAAGGAAAAGAAGAATCCTTTCTCGTTTGAGTTGAGAAAAGAGATAATGAAAAAGTCTCTTCCTGATGTTTTCTCAAAGCTAGAGATTCACAAAGCTGAAATAGAAGGAAAGGGTTCGGGTTTCATTCCAGGCATCATTTCTGAGCTTGTCGGAATGGGTAAGACCAAACTCACTCCAGACACTGCGTTCCATGTTCTTGTCGGAGAAGACAGAATTGAAACAATAAAAAAACAGTTTGATCTTGCAAAGAATGCAAGAGAGAATAAAGGAATCGCCTTCAATTTTGATCTTGATGCTGTCATGATTCAAGCTCTTCCCGATGTCAAGAATGACGATGATTCTGGAAGAGTTTCTGGCACCAAAGTTAGAGAAGCTCTTGCTAGTGATAACAAGGAGGAGGTCAAGAAGTTAATGGATCCTCATCTTGTTTCAAATGAATCTGATTTTGAAAAGATTTACTCTGAACTTAAGAATCAACTGTCAGCAAGTCAACCTGTCAAGAAGAAAGAGAAAGTTACAGAAGCTCTCTCGACATACTTTGATAAACATGATGTCGAAGATGTTGTAACACAGAATGAAGAAGAGCTAAAGAAGAGAGGAATTGAGGTCGGTGGAGAACTTGGATCTGGCAAGGATGGTGTTGCGTATCAAGTAAACAATAACAGAGCCTTGAAGGTCACAACTGACGTTGGCGAAGCTCAGACTGCTCTTAAGATCATTTCAAGTGGCAAGAATCTGAAGCACGTAGTTCATTTCTTTGATGTGTTCAGATTTAGAAAGGGAGTCAAGAAAAATATAGAACTCTTTGGAATTGTCACAGAAAGATTGACAAAGCTTTCAAGAGATGAAGAAGAGAAGTACGATTTCATTTCAGCATTTTGGTTGACAGACGAGAAAGATTCAAGATCAAATCAAATTCTTGACGCAATCAGAGAGGGAAACTATGACAAGCTTCTTAACATTGTTTATGAAGTTTTCCTTGAAGCAGAAAGAAAAGGTGATCCGCTTGCTGTGGTAGAAGCATCAACTGCTCCAACTGCAAAGCATGGAGTGTTTAGAAAAAACCCATCTCAACAAAAGGCCCCTCAAATAGACAAAAAGCCTCAAGGTATAAAGAGCATCGCTGGAAGAAATCCAGAAGATATAGCAAATAGAAAGTTTGACGTTTACAAGAAAACAGCAGAGCACTTCAAGCTTCGTGAAATGATTCAGGATCTGAAATCTCTTGGAATAGAATTTTCAGATTTTCACTCGGGAAATGTTATGAAAAGAGGAAATGATTACGTCATCAATGATCTTGGAAGGTCGGGTGGTGGTCTTGATAAATCCGGAATAAAGCATCTTGAATCAAAGAATCCAGATGACGTTCTTGAATCTATAACTGAGATGGTTATTTCAGAACTTGGAGCAATGAATGGATACGGATTCAGCCAGACAGGTTTGAATGCAGGGTCTTCAGCTGTTTCAAGATTCAAAAACAGAGTTGATCCCGACTCAGAAGAGTTGTGGCAGAATCAATTGTCAAGAGTAAGTTTAAAGAATCCTAATTCAGATCTGCAGGAAGACAATCAAGAGATGTTCTCTTCAGGAGAAGTAGATTCTCAGAAGCTTGGAAAGCTTGAGGAAGAGAAGTGGATCAAGTGGTCAGAAAAAACTGACACAGTTGACTTTGATTTGAAGAAGAGAGCCGGTTCAGGAAGAGGAGAAGCTAAGCTTGCTGCTGAACTTGAGCTTAGAGGATACGATGTAAAAGAAGAGAGTGAAGGAAAGGGAGAAGGATCATTTGACCTTCTTGTAAATGGGAAGCGCTGGGAAGTTAAAGAGTTCAAACCAATAAGAATAGAAACGACAGGACAAAAGCAGATTAGAACAACTCTGAACTTTTTCTATTCATTCTCAGAATCTATTAAGCAAGCACTTGAAGAAATAAAGACTCTAAATCTTGGAGAAGATGTTTTCAAGATTGGAAAGCTAAATTCTCCATCTCTTGAAAAGTTTGCTGAGAAATCAATGAGCGCAGTTACGAATGGAAACGTCCCAGTTGGATTGTCTGGTTTTTCAAAAAGCGCTGCTCATCCAAACTATCTTGAAGTTGCAAAAGCTCTTGACTCATTCATAAAAGAATCTGAGAAAGCAAAGAAAAGTGGCAAGCTAAAGATCTCTCTAGGCGATGGGCAAGATGCAAAAGACTTGTTCAGCGGAGATATGGATATCTCTGACATAAAATACTTGATGAAGATGCTTAAGAAGTCAGCTCCTCAAGGATCAGTTAGTGATCTGAATGACATTGGTGCTCTTCAAATTCTAGAAAGTTCTCTCACTGAGAATGGAATAAACAAGACAAACTTGACTCAGGAAGTTGTCAATCACTGGAAAGAAGCATTCGATCCAGAAAAGATTCTCGGTGAAGATGAAAAGATTATCATAGTTGATAAGGAAAAGGGATTCTTTATCATGCAACCAAAAGATCTTCTTAAGTGGTACGGACCAGCTGGAATTTCCAAGTCAACTCAGCAACTTCGTCCCAGAAAGGAACTTAAGACAGCAGGACAAGTCCAGCCTCAGCCAGGTGAACAGAAACCAAAGAAGCCAAAGACTCAAGGACAAGCTACATCAAAGAAGACAAAACTGCCTCAGGGTCAAATAGACTTCATGAGTCCGGAGTATAAGAACATTCTTGATAAGAAGTCAAAGGTTGCTTCAGATGCACTCGATGTGTTCAAGAGAAAGCTGAGCATTCTTGATAATGCAAAGAAGAGAAAGACAAGTCCAGAAGAACTTCAGAAGAAAGAACAAGACGTCAAGAAAGCAGAAGAAGAAGCAAGAAAGCTATTTAGCAAAGTAGGGCTTGATTTTCCGAACATAGAGCAAACTTGATGCAGAGTTGGAATGCTATATTCGTAGAAGACAAAGAGTATCAACTTCTCAATAGCAGTCTAACTTCAATAAAATTCAGTAATGCTTCAAAATTTGACCTCGCTCTTCTCATGAGTAAAATGGAAGAGCGAGGTGTTCCTTTGAGTTATACTTCTGAACTCACAGAGATCAAATTCACTCAACTTAGAAATGGAGATCACGGAGATTATCTGAATGGAGTTATCCGTCTCTCTTCAGATAAAACAACTCAATCTCTTATGGACAAGATCTTTGTTCATGAGCTTGCTCATCATGTTGATTGCACGAATAATATCACTGATGATGACTCTATCTTGAGAGAGAAGAAAAAGAAGTCGAAGTACATGAAAGACAAGTACGCAAGAAAAGATGTGTTTGAGTATTTTGCTGTTGGCTTTGAAGTCTTTTATTGTGGTACAGATGAAGAAAAAAGATTCATGAAGAAGAAAAATCCCATTCTTTTTTCAGTCATTTCTAAACTTCATAAAGAGCATTGCAAGAAATAACTTTTTGTCCTTCCTGTATGTGTGAATCCTATTTATAATGTGCGAGTAGGCCATACGGCAAATGCACAATAACACATAACACAAAGGACAAAACTTATGGATTTTAATGCACTTAGAGAGAGACTCAATTCACTGAACAAGAAGACATCGAAGGCTGATGATCTTTGGAAGCCAAAGGACGAGCATCAGGTTAGACTCGTTCCTTCTGCTGACGGTTCGGACCCTTTCAAGGAAGTTTACTTCCACTATGAGCTTGGTGACAATCAGCAGATTCCTTGCCCAAAGATGAATCATGGTGAGGAATGTGCCATCTGTGATTTCGCAGATGTTCTCAAGTCTTGGAATGGACCTGATGGTGAGAAGAAGCCGGACAATGAGAGAAAGGCCGACTTCGAAATCTTCAAGAAGATTCAGGCAAAGGCAAGAATCTTTACTCGAATGATAGAGAGAGGTCAGAAGGGAGCTCCCGATTCTGAAACTGCAAAGTGGTGGGGAATGACTTCAGCTCAAGTCAATCAGGCTCTTGATGTTTGCACTGACGGTGATCGTCTTGAAGCTCTCGGTCTTTCAAGCGGAGACAGTGAATCTTTGAAGATTCTCTTTGATCCCAAGAAGGGCTATGACCTGACTGTCAGCTATGCAAAGCCTGGCGAGAAGGGTAATGCAAAGCAGTATACAAACATCACAATCAAGGGAAGAATCAAGCAGTCTCCTCTTGCAAAGAGTGATGCAGATGCAAAGAAGATTATTGATTCAGCAAAGGATCTTTCAGAACTCTTCCCAAAGGTCAGTTCAACTGATATTGAGAAGATCTTGAAGAAGTTTGTTGGTCGCTCTTCTGAAGAGGCAAAGCCCGAAGGTGGAGTTGAGAAGTATTCTGGCTCTGAAAAGCAGGCTGTTAAGCCAGCAAACACGAAAGAAAATGCTAAGGTTTCTGGAACTCGTTCCATTGATGAAGCCTTTGGCGACATGGTTGCTGACGACTAAGTTGAGAATTTCTTTTTAGGCTTCAGGGGATTCATTTCCCCTGTCGCCTTTTTCTCAAGGAAACTATGACAGGTAAATTCTACAAAGTTCAAAACCTAGCTCCAGGTTTTGATGGGCTAGTTGTGCAAGCAGAGCAAAGTTTAGACAATGACAAGTACTTTGTTGTCTCAAGAATCATTGAAGAGAATTCTTTCAATGGAGATAGACTTGTCTCTGTTCAAATTCCTCTTCACTCTCTTTTAATTCATTCTGACAATCTCGCTTTGTCTGAAGATCAGGGAGTTGCAACAAGGCAGTTTGCTTCTGACAATCCGTATGGTAAGTTCATTCTTGAAGGAAGAATGGATCTCGGATCTGTGAGAGTAACTTACTCAAGATATGAAAAAGCTCTTCAGGTTACAATCTTCGATACGATCGCAAATAAGACAGTCGTGTCTCAAAATTTCTATAAGAACTTTGAGCATGTGATTGACTCAATCGAGCAGTGCCTCAAAGAAGGCGATCAGAGTGGCGAGGACCTTGTTTTTAAGCTAGTCGAACTAAAGGAAATGGAATCCAATGGCTAAAAAAAAGAATGCAACAGAAGCCTCCGAGGTGACTCAGAGCAAGGACGACATAAGTCCTGCAAAGTTAGCAAAGCTTCTCATAAGCGAGTTTAACAAAGACGAAGACAAGAGCGGCAAGGTTGCTTGGAATCTGGCGACAGATACAGACAATCCGACAGATGTTAAGGAGTTCATTAGCACGGGCTCAACTCTTCTCAATTACGCCATCTCTAACAGAAGAGACGGCGGTATTCCTGTTTGTAAGCTGACTGAAATTTCAGGTGAAGAAGCTTCAGGTAAGTCTCTTATTTGCGCCCATCTTATCGCAGAGACTCAACGAAGAGGTGGCATCGCTGTCTACATCGATACGGAAAACTCTGCTAACCCAGACTTCATGTCAAGAGTCGGTGTCAACATCTCAGAGATGGTTTATTTGCAGCCTCAAACAGTTGAAGAGGTCGGTGAAGCAATCGAGAAGACAATCATCATGGCGAGAACAAGGGCTCCAAACAAACTTGTTCTTATCATCTGGGATTCTATCGCAGGCACTCCAACGAACATTGAAGTTGAGGGAACGTTCGAACTCGGAATGGATCTGCAACTTGCAAAGTCGAAGGTTCTTTCTAAGATGATGAGAAAGATCACTGACACAATCGGCAAGGAGAGAATTGCTCTCGTCTTCACAAATCAGCTGAAGGTCAAGATCGGAGTCATGTATGGCGATCCGATGACAACTCCAGGTGGTAAAGCAGTCCCTTATCATGCTTCAGTCAGAATCAGACTCCAGGCAGGACAGAAGAATAAAGATGCTGAAGATGGAGACATCTACGGCGTTCATACTTCTGCAAAGATTGTCAAGAATAGGCTTGGACCTCCTTGGAGAAAAGTTGAGTTTGACATTCTCTTTGCATCGGGAATTGATGATGAAGGTTCGTGGTTCAGCAAGCTTCATGAACTTGAAGAGATCGAAAAGGCAGATGGCTGGTGTTATCTCAAGTCAATTCCAAGCGGAAGAATTGAAGATAAGGGTGTCAATGCCGGAAAGGATAGAGGCTTCAAGTTCAGAGAGAAGCAGTTCAAGGAAATTCTCTCTCAAGAAGTTGAAGTCGAATCTTTTGATCCAAAGACTGGAGAGTTCAAGAGAGATTCAAAGGGAGATCCAAACAAGTCAAAGAAGACTGTGAAGCAGCATATTCAAGATCTTCTTGAGATGCATATGATTGTTCGCTATAATCAGAAGCCAAAAGATCTCGATCTTGATCCTGAATCTCTCATGGACGTTGAATCTGTCACCGATGCAGCGATGCAAGGTGAGCTATGACTCAGGAAATGAGAAAGGAAATAGAGTCTTCAACTGGAGAAGTCCCGCCAGAACTCTATGCAACTTTCGATAAGCTTGTGTACAACAGATATGAGAAGAGAGGCGATAAACTTGTCTTGACTGATGAAAAGTTCAAACGTCTCTCTACAAAGCAGTTGGCACAGGAAAAATATATAAAGATGATAGACGATGTCGAAAATGAAAACATTAGAGTAATCTTCGATATGGAAGACAAGATGTTTATCTTTCTAGAAAAAACGGAGTGAGAAGATGCCAAGGATCAAGTTCAAAGCAGCGCAAACTATTAGATTTACTTACCTGCACCCTCCTGATAGAATTGACGAGGCTACTGGAGATAAGTACAAAGAAGTTTTTGTGTTGAATCCGAATTGGTCCAATGCAGTTCATGGCATCGATCTTAAGAGATTGACTGCTGCCGAGAGAGAAGTTCTTTCGGCAGTTTTCAATCCTGTTACGAAAGGAAAGATTCACAGAATTCCTCTTGTGAATGATATCTTGAAGAGAATGGATCCGATTCAGGAGATAAAGAATCCGATGTCATTCTATCAGAAATTCGTCAAGGTATTTCTGAGAAACAAGGACGCGTATAGAGTTTACGACTTGACAAAGATGTCGAATGTGACAATTCAAAAAGAGTCAAGTGTTAACGGCAAAGTCATAAATCCAAAGCCTCTCTTTCACAAAGTCGAATCAAAAGCTCCTCCTCAAAAGATGGATGCAAACAGACTTGAGCTCATTAGAAAAGTTGCAGCTCAAAAGGGAGTCGGTGTTTCAAAGAAAGTTAATCAGTAAAGAAAGAAAGTCTTCATGAGAATTCTCATAGTTGATGGGATGAATCTGTTCATTAGAAATTTTGTAGTTGTTCCAACGATGGATTTGAATGGCAATTCTGTCGGAGGATTGACTGGCTTTATCAAAAGTCTTAAGAACATGATCAATGAGTCTAAAGCAGAAAG